CTGATCGTAAAAGTCAGCCGCGTCCTCTAGGTCGGTGGAGTTGATGTAGCTTGCATCCAACCCCCGACCATACGTTGTGTCGGTTAGGTAGTCTCTGATACAGAGTGCTGGATTGTTGCTCCAAGAGGTGGTGGCATACCTCGGGTCGTACACTTTTTTCCCTTTCACCAAGAAAGTAAACTCAGGTATAGAGCCGGAGAATGGGTTTTTATCGCCAGAGTCGGGCATTCTGATCTTAACAGCGACATATGCAAGCCCAGAATATGTAAACGTAGAATTAAAGCTGGCGCACTCAGACACAAAAGTGGAGTCGGCGGTCTGCCCTGCGACACCCGTATAGAACTCCATATCAATTAATGGGTAGGCTCCATTGCGGGTTGTCCCATCATACCGAGAACCCTCAAGCAGCTCCCCATTAACCATGACGTCACCAATGGACTCAACCTCCCCCTCGCATAGCACGAGTATCATATATAGAACCTCGTTGGGAAGCCCGCCAGACACATCTTGGCTCTCCGTAAACACCCGAATTCCGGCCACGCGGCGCGTGCCGTAAACAACCGGAACCTGTTGGTCTACGCCCGAGCGCTGAATTAGAACGCCACGCGCTCTGTCGGCAGCTTCTTTTGCTTTTTTCTGCATCTGCTTGGTGGAGTAATACGAAACCCCCGCAGAAACCAAAAAAGCAGCTATTAACCACCCCAAGCCGATCGCCATTATTTACGCCCCCAAAATATCTCTCGCTCTGTGTCGGAAGCCAACGACAAGCCATTGTCGCTCGGATAAAACCGCTTCTGACTCCCATCGTTTGTGCTGCGGCCCGCAACTCGGTCAAAATTCTTCCAGTGAGAAGCCACGCTAATCTCCACCTTAGAGTCAGGCATGTCTTCCACAATCTTGCACCCCGTCATCAGCCCGTCAAACGCCAAAATTGGGCTTCCAACAACCGCCTCATTCGACAGCACCACCCGCCAAATCTTTAACTCTTGATTAAGAAATGGTTGTTGCATCATTATCGAAATAAACTCTTGATCCACGCCAGAGAGAGATAAGGCAACCTCGTTCACCCTTAACTCAGACGTTTCTGCTATGTCAGACAAATTAAGGAACGCGCCGCTCGTAAGGAACGTATCGCTGCCATCACTAACGTCTCTCCCCCAATCCGTAATGCGCACAGGGGTAGAAAACCCCATATACACCAAAGTGGCCAAATCGAAATTATCGCTAGACAAAGCGGTGATTGTTGCGGCGTCAAGTCCACGCGACATCAGACCACCTCAATTAGATCAACTTCATAACTCACTAAAGAGTCAACGCCTATATCGTATTCCTGCAAGTCGCTCAGAAGGCGCACTGTGAATGGAACCTGAGTGACCGTAAGCGCTTCGTTATTAGTAACCGCAAAAGACAGCTCTGGCTGAAAATTTAGCGTGCCAGAAGACGCGGCCAAATCCTCGCTCACAGTATAAACCTTGTCATGGTTGGCAAACTTAAAGAAGTTACCCGCTTTAAATGTCCCTGTGTACCCGTCAACACTAATAGATGTGTCTCCGATAGCGCCGGAGGCGCTAGTGAGGGGGCTGCCACCAACATCACCAGACTTGTCACCGAACACAGGGAGAAGAAAGGTAAAGGACTCAGCGCCTCCTTTTTGCTGCTCAATAAACGCGAATATCGCCCCGAAATCTGACCGAGCCATGGGAGGAAACACAACGCGCAGCTTCCATCTTTGCCCTCCAACATGCCGCACCTGAGTACGGAGCGACATTGTTTCAGACCGAAAGTTGGCTCTCTGAGACACAACGGACACAGACCGAACGCCAACCGATGTTGGAAACTGACCACTCATAATCTTCTACCCTCGCTTTCAATTGCTCGCCTAACCATGTTGGTTATGTGCGCCCTGCGGGACTCAATCAGGTCATCGAACCCCTTGGTGTCATTTGCATATATATTTAAGTGAACCGTTGCCCCCGCGCCGCCGCCCCGAGTGTGGTCTACCACGGTTTCGTTTGGATGAAGAATTGCAGGGAACCCGCCCTTGCCATCGACACCACCAGAGCGAGGGCCGTTGCCCGTAAATCCGCCACCATCAAATGACGCAACTGTTTGACCAGCAATCGCACCAGCAGCCGCATATCCAGAGGCAAGAACAACCCCCTGCATTGCCTTTCCTGTCAGCCAGCCTGGTATGCCGCCCGCCTCTGCGCCAGCCTTCTCCAAAGCGGAAGCAGTAACGTGAGCGTTCATTATTACTGTGGCCGCCGCTACCGCTTGCTGCAACGCAAAGAAAGCCTTGGCCGCGCCCGATGTTTCAGCGAAAGACTCCTGCATTATTTGGGCGTTGCTGCTCATAGCTGACGCAGCAGATGAGAACGCGGTTCTCTGTGCATTTAGCGACTGTTCGCGCAGTCTATCTTCCTCATCCCGGAGCTTGGCAAGGTCAGAGACGCGCTTTTCCTGTATCTCGTAGAATTTTTGCGCGTGATCTTTCGCGTCAACAAGCTCATCTTCCTGAAACTCGCTAATGCGATCCCGACGACTTTCCCAAAAATCCACCCAAGACTCGTCAGACACTTCGGTAGAGCCAAAAATCTTAGCCGCAGCGCCAGACGCACCCTCTAAGTCAGCTAAGATGCTCTCCACCTTTTCGACGCCACTCTCAGCAATGTCGGAGGCAAGGGCTAAATCGGTAAATGATGCTGTAATAGCAGAGATGTTTGCTGACGCTTGGTTATATGACTCTTGAGCGGCCAGCTTTTCTATCGTGTCGCCGCTACTAAGTTGGCCCGAACCCTCTAGCTCGGCCATTTCTCCATTAAGACGCTGCATTTCCTCAAATGCGTCAGCTTCGGCCTTGCGCGCATCGTCTAAAACAACATTCAGCTCGCGCAATTGCTGTGTATAGGAGAATATAGCCCGATCCCTTTGGGCCTGTGTTAGCTCATCAACCCCGCCCGCAGCTTCAATGGCTGCGTCGTTCAATTCCTCAAGGGTTTGCTTGGCGGCGAACAGTTTTGGCATAAAAGCCGTACCAAGGGCAGCACCGACACCAATAATAGCACCAAGAACAGCACCGCCTGGCCCGAATATAGAGGCTATTTGACCGCCCTGTTGTCCGAACACAAGCAAGGCGTTCTGCCCCATCTGCAACTGAACCGCAATATCCTGAACTTGATGCCCGAGCTGCCCAACGCCCCCGCGCAGCATCCTCATGTTAGAGTTGGCGTACCTAGACTCCCGCCCAAGGCGAGCCATTCTGTCAGACGTTTGCGCAGTTTGGGTGGCTAATCCGCGACCAGCCTTAGATGCGCCGTTGACACTCTCTTTGAACGCCCTAACGCCCTTGTCGTCGTAGGTGCTTTCAATGTGGTATCCGACCTTGGTTTGTGCCATTACTTCTTCTCGCTCAATTCAGCTTTTTGGTTAAAGTACACCAGCCAGCCATAAAACTCATTCTCGGTCATGGCCTTAATCTCAGCCACCGTTCGACCTAGCCTATCAGCGAGAGAGTATTGCAGATATAGAGTAGGCGGCCTTGCTTGGCCGCTAATCAGTTTTTTGGGTCAGGCTCCTCCGCCAAGGGCATTTCACCACTTGGCAGCAAAAGCCAGTTTCCAAGCTCGGCAACAACATCGCCATCAGCGCCGTCCAAGAACACCTTACGATCACCCATAGCAAATATCTTCTCACCACTCTCATCCAGAGCGAGTCGAACAATAGCCCATGACAAAAGCTCCGCATTGGAGCCTTTCGACATTTTCAGCAGTTCTTCCTTTTGCTGGATGGTTAGAGGCTTTCGGTAAACTGTTAAGTCCCACTCAGTTATCTCTTTGGAAGCACCCTCACCCTCTGCATAATGAGACTGAATGCGCGACAAAATCTCCTTTGAGTCAGACATATTAGGACACCGTAGTAGTGCTTAGTGCGCCATTACCTTGGAATGACACAGACGCCTCAACCAAGCCATCGTAAGATGCCGAGATGGAGAAGCTGGTCACTGTCGCCGTTCCTGTTTTATAGGTGTCGCCACTAGAGTTACCCTCTGGATACAGGTTTAGCGTAACCGAAGCGCCGATAGTAAGCGCGCCTTGGCCGTTAGTGTCTGTTTCGTCCCACAGCACATCAGTTTGTGCCGTCCAAGACGATTGCGTGGTGAGATGAGTTGTGGCTGTGTCACCCATAGTGGTGTCGTCAGTCGTGCCCATACTTTCCTCTACTTGGTAGCTTCGTACCTCTGCTACCTGGTTAGCCCCGATATAAACAGAGCCTTCATTTCCTGCGTGAGTTGCCATTTTACTTACCTCAAATTGGAGTGGCGGGTGTGTCGCGTGTTGTGTGGTATTTTACCATATATTCCAGAGTAATTACCCCCACCTCGTTTGCAACCGAGCCGTCAGCGTCAGACTCAATTTCAGTGGATGATAAATAGGAATCCTTTGCTTTGCCGCCTAGCGTTACATCTGCGGCCATGGCAACCTCTATATCGGCTGCTAAATCCTCTAGGGCGGTCAAAATTGCGTCTTCTTCACCAGATTGCCCCTCTGTTGCGGAGGATTTGTAATAACCCTCTATTCGCAACAACAAATCGCGCTCCAACAGCCCGCTAGACATGCCCATAGTTAGCGGGGATGATGTCTCGGACAGAGTTTGCAGATTGATTGCTGGCAAAAGCGCATCTTCTAGGGCGAGATTGCGGTGCTGGTATATGTTAGTCCCCGCGCTCGTGCCCGCCGCCACCAAGAGCGCGTCAACCGCATCGCGAATATCGCTACGAACCGTCATGTAACACCAACCTCGTCATTCCTGTGCCGTCAGGCTCCAAAGAAGCCACAATGTAGTCTATAGATTCGATTGTCAGTTTGTCGCCCTTGCTTACGCCAGACACACTTGATGTGGCCGCATAAAGAGCTTGCTCGTTAGAATCAAACCCAACAGAACCTACGTCTTGAGCATAAAACTCATTATTAAATATGCCCTCAAACGTGCTTGCGTCGGACTTGGTGACAACAACGCCATGATCGTCCGAGTCAAACATCTCGTCTAAGTCAGCATCAAAATCAATCGTCATTCTTGGGCTTCTTCGCCTCTCCTGCAACAGCGTAACCGCGCGCAATGAGCTTGTTGGCTACAATAGGAGGGACATCATACACGACAGAGCCAGACTTGAATGGCTTGCCCTGTATAACGCAAGCCTTATTAGTCGTTATCGTCATGCTTAACCACTCGGGTTTGAACCTTGCTAGAAGATACTTTCTTAGCTGGTTTGTCAGTCGGGATTACGGCCTGTTTTGCTCCAATAAGCACGTTAGCGTCAGAAGTGGAAACCTCAACAAGTTCGCCAACCTTGCGCGCCTCTCCACCAACGTAGCAATTCTTTACCATTTCAACCTTCATATCAACCTCTATTATTTTGTTCAGCTTGAATTATAACCGATTTCGCAAACAAAAACCCCCTCACATGGAGGGGGAGTTTGAATCATATTGCTATGATTAAGCGTTGTTGTGGAAAGAGAACGAAGCACCGTGACGAAGCGCGATGTCGCATGTCTTAAAGAACACAAAGCGTGTTGCACCAGCAAGAGAAAGAGTTGCTGTATCAACATTGATCTCAACACCACTCCACTCACCAAGCAGAACGTCGCTAAAGTTACCCAAAACAAAGTCATCAGCAGCCAATTGGGTAGATACCACATAAGGTCGGCCCAAGATTGTGTTGCGGTCTTCGTTAAGGATAAAGTTACCTTCAACACCAGAACCCTGCTTTGGGGTCGAACCAAGTACGTCCCAAGTGTCAGGAGAGATGATGTAAGTCAGGTTGTTTGCAGCATTAGCGGCAATCATATCCTTCATCTGAGCGCGCATTTGAGCGTAAGTAGGAGCGCCAGCAGTAATAGTTGGGTCGTCTACGCCAGTTGCGCCATCAATACCTTGTGGCTGACCGGAAGAACCAGAGCCATAAAATACTGCGTTATCAATACCAAGACCAAACGCAACAGCCGCATCAGATCGGATCAGACCTTCAATGGCAGGAGTGCCTTGCTGGGTCAATCGTCGTGAAACGTCAACGTAGAACGCCATATCCTTGGGGGTCATGGTCACGTTGTCGAACTGAGTTTCACTGTTCGCGGCATTCGCGTTCTCAGCAGAAACAAACGCAGCAGTAGCGCCCGCAGTTCTGCGAGGAATGCTTTGATCTCCAACCAAACCAGGCAGGCGCATAGCACCAGCTTCCAGAGCGGTAGAGTTGTTGTATAGCATCTCAATGAAGGACGACGCTTGGTGATCCGTTCCAACCAGTTCAGCACCATCTGTTGCGGTTCCGGCTGTCAGAGTACGCTGTTGAGTCCAAACACTGTCTGGACAAATGCCCCACGAGCTTTATATCCAGAAGGCATTTTAGCTTCGGCGGCAGCGCTAACTTCCAACTCAAAAGCTGCTCGCTCTTGCGCTTTGCGGTCAGTTGGGTTGCCGAGCGCGTCCATAAGACGGAACATAGAGAAGTCTTGGACTTCGCGCGCAGTCAGATCAACATCAACAGCCTCGGTTTCATTCAAACGAGCCTTGTTGTTGCGCTCGCCAACTACACCAAGAACGTGTTTCTGGAAATCACTTACGCTAACGCCATCATTGATAGCTTCGCGTGACGCTTGATCCAGATCGTGTGTTTCGCCAAGCTCGCGAATCGCGTTGATGCGAGCAAGTTCGTCGGAGCGAGTTTTAGACTCAATCTCCTTTGTGTTAATGGCAGGAGCCTCAACACTTTTAGGGGTTTCTTCTTTAGACATTGATTTTTCCTCAAGTGTGTCTGTTTTACTTTCAATTACAGGTTTTGTTTCTTCGGCACTACGGCCAACTCCAACGCTTGCATCAGCAGGAATAGAGACTAGAGAAATCTCGTAAGGCTCCCAATCCGTTACCCGAACCAAATCACTCATCCCTTCGCGCTCAGTAGTCTCGTAGTCGAGAATCCTGTAGCCCACAGAAACAAGTTTGCGGATACCGTCTTGAACGTCTTGGAGGATTTCTTGCCCCCGCGCAGAACGACTAAATCGAACAGTGGCTCGCCCACGTTTGTCATCGTCAATTGTTGCGCTTTCCACTACGCCAACTTGGTCGTTGGGGTCGTGATTAACCAAAACCGCCGCGTCGCCATTCAGACGATCAAGCCTCACACTTTGAGGGTTATGGTCTAACACTTCTTCGCCAAACCAACGCTCGTATCCGGCTTCGGATGAGAACGCTAGTCCAACTTCACGCGAACCTTCTTCATCGGCTCGCGTACACTCAATCTCAAAAGTACGATGGAACTCTGCTCCATCTATCTTTCTTTCTTCGGTCTTATTACCTTTCGGCATAACAGATACCTATCTTATATCAGAAAATTATAACACAAAGGTTATGACGAGCAAACTAATCCTCGTCAGCCTCAGCCGTCACCATGAGATCATCAACAACCTGAATGCCCATCTCAGCAAAAAGCTCCTTCTCGCGCTGAATCTCTCGCCACACTGTATCTGGGTCGTTCCCACTCTCTCGTATGATCTGTGAGCGCGACTTGAGATTATCCTTAATAGCGGCGGTATTTGCGTTGCCCTCTTTTACGGGGTCAACCCAATCCCAACGCCGAGGCTGGAAGTGGACATCTTGGTAAGAAGATAGAGGCTTGGAGAGCGGTCTATTGCCAATGGTAATAGCGCCCATTAAATAGGCCATGCTCAGCCACTCCATAAAGACGGGCTCAACAAAGCACTGTATAAACCAATCCTGCAATTCTTTGTAATGCTCTCGTTCGTCAAGAGCGCCCATACGCATAGACGAGTAAGTTGCGCCTTTGAGGTCGCCAGACAAGGACTCATAACTAACACCACCACCAGCGGCAATGCG